ATGATTATGGGTAAAGTTTTATTTTTATTTATCACAGCAGTCTTACTATGCGGTTGGGGAGTCAATGCATCAGTTCTATCGGACAATTATGTCTATAAAGAAATTATTATTAAAGAGAATGATACCTTATGGGATATAGCGGCAAAGGAAACCGATAACCGCATGGATATCAGAGAATACATATATACAGTTAAACGGTTAAATGCTATAAAAAATTCAGGTAACTTAGTTCCCGGTCAAACAATACGTTTGCCAATGATATCCAAGTAATTATATATGGAAAGCTAAGAACGCATGTTCTTTTGACATTTTGTGCTGTCATATGAACATACGTTCTTTATTCTTTTGAAATAAGAAGTCTCATCCTTTATCGTTCTTCTGAAATATCATTGTAATCGGGTTATTTGTAAATAAATCAGCTTCATTAATATAGTGCCGTACCATTTCAACAGAACGATGACGTGTCTGTTTCATAATTAAACGTTCTTCTACACCGTGAAGTGCTGCATAAGTTGCAAAACCGTGTCTTAAACTATGAGCACCATATAATTCAACAGGCAGGCCGATAAGCTCGATATATTTCTTTACAAGCAAATTGATACTTTTATCACTTAACCTGTGGGATGAAAGCCTTCCGTTTTTCAGGATTCTTCTGAATAATGGCCCAGAAGTAATTTGAGCCTCTTGAATCCATTTATTAAGAGCAACAATAGCGCACATATCAGGATTCTTTAAGTAGGGGATACCGACCTGTTGCCCGACTTGTTCCTGATCGGTTTTAGAATGTTTTAAGGTTACAATAATTCCCTGTGGATATCTGGTGATGTCTTCAAAATCCAAGCCGGAAAGTTCACTTCTTCTAAACGCCCCCAGGAAACCTAGGAGGAGAATCGCCTTATCCCTTATTCCTGACAGGCTGTCAGTATCTATGTAAGAAATCATTTGCTCCAATTCTTCCCAGTAAATAGGAGTCTTACCCTTTTGCATAGCACCCTTCGTCCGTGTAAGACCAATCATTGTTTCCCTGACAATCCAGACTCGACAGGGATTTTGTTCAGAAAATCCGGCTGCATTATAATTTTCTGAAATAGCGCTTATGCGACGTCTGATTGTAGAAATTTTTGCATAATCAGCTAAATCATTAATATAATTTACAATCGTTTCTACGGTGGCAGGGAAGGCCGATACCTTATGATATTTACACCAGTCACAAAAATCATTCCAGTCTGATTCATAAGCATCAACGGTATTTACCGCTTTTGTTTCGGAGAGCGTTTCTTTACTTTTATCAGACAGTCTTAAATTATCTTTTGTCTGGATGATATTCCGTAAATAAAAATGTTTTTCAGGCACTTACATTCCTCCATATATCAAAATAATATAGCCGTGGCAATACCTCTTTAAAATTAACTACAACATTACTTCCGATAATTTAATGTTAATTACAAAAGCAGATGAATACTGATAATATCTTATGTTTGCCGTCCTGCTTGCCGTCCGCGGGGAAATGAAGACGGCAGATTATAGCGCTTTGTCCATCAAATCAGCGACAAGGCGCTTTCTTTTGTCCAAAACATGAGAATAGTATTTTGCGGTCGTCACTATGCTGTTGTGGCCAAGTTGTTTGGAAACCAATTCAAGATCGGCTCCTGCTTCAAGCATATTCGTGGCGTATGTGTGGCGGAGCGTGTGGAAGGAGCCGAAACCAAAGTTATTTTTGCACCAGGTGTTAAAGTATCTTAAATCATCGGGGGTAATCATTTCCCCGTTGGGGAGAGAACATACATAATTTCCGGCGGAATAAAAAGAGCCATATTCTTTCTCGAAGTGTTCCTGCCTGGCGTGGATAGACAAAAGGATCCTGCGGAAATTTTGTCCGAAGGGGGCAATGCGGACAGAAGAATTTGATTTAGGCAAATCCTGCACGATCCAGCCGGAATCATGAACAGCGGTCCGGCGGACAGTAATTTCATTCTTCTTCATATTGATATCATCCCATGTCAAAGCGCAGCACTCACCGATACGGAATCCCACATAATAAGCGGCGCATATGGCGGGATAGAACTTGTGTTCTTCATTAAATTTATCAAAAATCTTTTGCATCTGCTCTCGGCTGAAAGTCTTTACCGGAGCAGGAGTATCTTTATAGACACGGGGGACGTGTATATTAAGGGCAGGACTGACAGACAGAAATTGCCCAAAGTCTACAGCGTAAGTAAAAGACCGTTTAAACACGGCTACCATACAATTCAAAGAAGAGCGGGACAGAGAGGACTTCTTCTCGTTCAGGAAATTCTGCAGGAGCCTTGGAGTGATACGTTTTAATTTATGAGAACCAAAACGGGGGAGAATGTGAGACTTGATTAAGCTTTTATATAACTTTACGGTATTCGTTTTGTAACTTCCCTCTACTTCCAGGACTTCACGAATCCAGAGATTATAAAACTCTTCCACAGAAATATTAGAAGCCGAATCAAAAGAACCGGCACGATCCGCTTCTGCCTGTGCCTGCCGCCACATCTTATTTGTTTCCGCTTTAGAAATAGAGCCGGCACGCTCAATCTTCTTGCGGTTGCCGGCTTCGTCTTTTATTTCTATGGTGTAATAATATTTATTTCCGCGTTTCCTGATATACATAATTAAAAACTCTCTTTTAGGAATTATATTTTGAATGGCTGTTGGGACAAAGGATAAAAACAATACCGGCTAAAATAAGAATGACGATTGCAAGATAAGATTTCTGTTCACCAAAACCGTATAAAAGGGCAAAAAATAAAAAGTATGAATAAAACTTTATGAAGAAAAGTGGTGTAAAACTAAGGCTATCCATTAGTTTTTTCCGTGCACGCTCATCATCTTCCGTAAAACGTTTTTTCAAGATGGCATTTTGATCTGCTCTGGATAGAGTAGATTCTTCATAAGATAAACCAACTGATGAATGATAGTTTTCGTGAAGAGCAACTTTGTGACCGAGGATATAAAGAAGAGGATATGATAAAAGAATAATAGGGATGATAAGATCTAAACGGTTTTCCATAAAACAAATAATGACAGAAAAAATAGAACAGAATCCAACAATAAGCGGTGAATACATTAACATAATAAACCTCCTGTCATTTTGTTTCTTCCCATTGCGAACCATATTTATTATCGGGGACAGAAGATTTAGATGCCCAATATAATAAAAACAAAAGATAAAACAGGTTTATAACAGCAGCGACATCGTTATGGATATAGTTTAAAAAGAATAATACAAGAAGCCAATATCCGGACTTTCCGATATCATGAAGGCGTCTTGTAAAAAGTGCATAGGTAATGATTGTTGTAATTACATACAAAATCGCAAAAGGGATACCGACTAAGTAATTTGGGTGACGGGAAAAAAGAAGCGTAACAAGGGCTACCCCTACGGATAAGATTTCCATAACAGCCAGCGGAATAAAAAACGTCCAAAATTCACGGCGGGTGCTTCTGCCGTGAAAAGAAAATATATGTTTTTTAAACCGTTGAAAGAGAAGGGGGAAAGGAAGATTTTTTGTGGTTTCCATAAGACAACTCCTCTATATTTTACACATCCATTCGTGATCTTCTAAGGTAGACTGCTGCCCTGCCGCAAAACAATCAAACAGGGAAAGTTCATTCAGTAATTTAGTTGTGTCCTCAATAGTCAAGACTTTTTCATCCCTTATTCCATCTATCATAGAAGGACGGTTCCGAAGACAGGTGTGGGAGATGAGAAGAAAAGCAAACTTGTTAGCATTTAATTCTTTGATGTTCTTTTCTTCTCTACTTAGAAGGTGGAAATCTATCCAGTGATAACCGCCATGATGGAGGAAGATGTGTCCAAGCTCATGCGCCAAGGCAACATTCCTTTCATTTGCGGAAAGAGCTTTACTAATAATAATACTTTTGAAAGAACCGGCTTTCATATAAGCGGCTTTCATTCCGTACATTCTTTGAAAACGTGATAAATTTACATAATTTACATCGACACCAATGCACTTTGCTAAACAGTTAGGATTGTTGGTTTTGTATTTACGAACGATATCAAGCACCTGTGGAAGCAGTCTTTTCATTTTTTCTTGTTATTTTCCTCTCTTTTATTTGCAATCGTTAAAAATATATTCGCCAGCAATTCGCCATCCTCTTTAGAGATAGCATGATTAACACCATCGAAAAGAATTGAGCCGCTTTTTAAAATATCTTTTAAATCAGGAGGAGTTCCATAAGGTGTAGAGTTTTCCCGAATCAATGTACCAGACATTAAATAAGCTGGAGTGGTGCGTAATGCAACAGCAAGTTTCTCAATTCTATCAGACGGAATACTTGATATAATTCCACTCTCGTACCGCTGTATTGTTTGCCGGCTAACACCTACAATCTTAGCGACTTCTTCAAGTGTCATTTGAACTTCTTGCCGACGTTTTTTAATGTTTTTACTAAGAGACATCAGACACCTCCAATCATTTTATTAACTTCATTATATGAACAATTTACACACAATGCAATAAAAAAAGAATTGAAAGTGAAAAAAAGTATCTTGACAAGTGATTTTTATGATGGTATATTTGGTACGTAAGAAGTGACAAAAGAAAGGAGGGAAGAGCAATGGTTGATGTAAATAAATTAAGAGGGGTTATTGCGGAACGTGGAAAGTCACAAGCAGATGTGGCAAGAATGCTTGGTATTAATGATAGAACGTTTTATAAAAAGATGAAGAGAAAAGTATTTGATTCAGATGAAATCCTGCAGATGTGTAATTATTTGCGGGTTGATGAAACAAATATGATCTCTATTTTTTTTAAGCAAAATGTTACGTAGAACGTAACAAAAGGGAGAAAGGATATAAAAATAACTATGGAAATCAATTTTGAACTTGAACGTGAAAAGTTAAAAGAAGCGGCCGCGCCGCTGGTCAACTATCTGCGAAAGAAACAAACGCCTGAAACCACGGCAATAGTCACAGGTGCAAGTGTAGAAATATTAAGTACGGATATTCATGTACCTTTTGAAGATGAATGGGATTAATAAAAATGAAAAAAGAAATTTTGCAAGATGACACGGACAGGCTGTTATCTGTAGAAGAGGTGGCAGAACGTCTGCGGACGGGAAAACAGTTCGTCCGTAGCTTGATAAATGCAGGACTTCTTCCTGCACTATCTTTCCGGCGGAACAGGCGGATAAGGAAAGTAAGCTTGAATAAGTTCCTGGAAGAGTACGACGGACAGGATTTATACAAAGTGCTGGAGGAACGAAAATGAAAGTATTGATTGTTTTCATAGCAGTTATCTTGGGGGCGGGGATGTATGTACAAGCACCGCCGCCGATGATCAGCTATGTGGTAACGGCAAACAAAGGAGATACCCTGTGGGATATCTGCTCAAAAATCACAACAGAAAAAGAAGACGTCCGGGAGATTATATCCAGGACGAGAAAAGAAAATAACATAAAAGATCCCGGGGCATTACAGCCGGGACAGGAAATCATTGTGAAAGTGGAAAGGATAAACAAATGAAACCAACAACAGGAGGACAGATGATTTATGTAGCCCACCCATACGGGGGAAATAAAGAAAATATAAAAAAGGCGGCAGAATGCTTAGAAGAGCTTCAGGAGATGTACCCGCACGAAACACTATTCTCCCCGCTGCACAATTGGAGTTGGAACGCCTATGCGCCAAACCACCAGGCAAAACCGATGCAGGACTGCCTGACAATACTGCGAAGGTGTGACGCAATTATCCTGTGCGGAGACTGGTGGAAAAGCATGGGATGCATGCAGGAGTACGCCGCATCCTATGTTTTGAGAATACCTGTCTTTGAGTTTAACGAAAACGGAATCAGTGAGGTCAAATAATGGCAAACGAAAAGGTCTTTACAACGCTGGGGGCGTCTAACCACGCCAAAGAAGAGCGGGAAAAGAATGATTTCTATGCCACGGATAAAAAAGCGGCATATCTGCTTCTTGAAAATGAACCGCTGGAAAACATATGGGAATGCGCCTGCGGGGACGGAGAGCTTGCCAAAGTTTTCGATAAAGCCGGCGTTTTGGGAAAGGCAAGCGATCTGATTAACCGCGGGTACGGAGAAGCGGGAATAGACTTCCTGAAATATGCGGGGGGGTGGAACGGCGATATAGTAACGAATCCGCCATACAAACACGCAGAGGCCTTTGTGAGACATGCCTATAAAATCATACAACCGGGAAGAAAGGTATGTATGTTCTTGCGGTTGTTATTTCTTGAAAGTAAAGGGCGGCAGGCATTATTTGAGGAATGTCCGTTGAAGACGGTCTATGTGTCCAGGAAAAGGATTCACGCATACAAAAACAACAATCGAAGCTATAAAAGCGGCGCCATCGCATTTTGCTGGTTCATTTGGGAAAAAGGTTACAGCGGAGAACCTGTGATTAAGTGGATAAATTGAAAAAGGAGGTTAAGTGATATGAAAGTTGAAATTGAAGAAAGAAAATATGAAAAATGGGTAAAAAAGGGAAAGAAGAAAGCAAGAGAATTTGCGTGGAAAGGCAGCGGTGATAACGATCCTTTGACGGATTTTATGAGAAAAGCAGTGGAAGATGCTTTTTATGAAGGATATATGGCGGCAAAAGAGGAAAAATTCCATGGCAAGATTTCAATTATCTAAAACAGAGTTTAGGAAACTCTGCGATCTGGTCAAGCAACGGGACATAGATCTCGCGGAAACATACCATGAATGCCTTGGTGAATATCCGCCACGTCAAAACATAGAGGTTCATCACCATGTACATGTAGGAAACTTCGGGGCGGATAAGGAAGACAATCTTATATCTTTGTCGTATACAACTCACCGATTCAAACTCCACGGACTCAATGCGGATATAAAAAAACATATGGAGAGAAACATTGAAAAGTATTTGCATAATCCGGAAGTAAAAACATGGAGAGAGACACACAGAGAAGAATTGGAAGCCATATACAAAACCGAAAAAAAATACAGATTAAAGACTCTGCAGAAAAAGCACAAAGTAAAGAAGAAATACCCATGGGCAAAATACTGACACTTTCCGGCGGAAAAGAAATAGAAATATATATAAATAAAAAATGCCCGATTTGCGGGAAAGAAACTAATCAGACAGTATGCTGCCGATTTCATGAAGAGAATACTTGTTACGAACACTGCAAGCAATGCGAGTATTTCAGAAAAGAACTTCAACGGTGCATATATAAAGATATTCCCAAAGAAATCAGAAAATTATGCAAAGAAAAAACGCCTGGGAAGTGAGTCCCAAGCGCCGTGCCGAAGCAACAAAATAACCTATATAAATTATAGTGTATGGCACGGAAAAAGTCAAGAAAATAAGGGGCGGGAACGCCTCTTTGAGACCTTGATATTCCTATTATTTTAACGACAATCAATTGAAAATAATCTATGGAGAAAATATTGTGCCGTACATGAAAGAGATTTTCCATTTTCCAGGCGGAATGGAAGTGAAAAAATATCACACCTGGCGGCTGGGTGGAAAGAAAACAAGAAATCCCAATGAGGCGGAAACAGAATCGGCCGTACAAAAAGGAAACGCCAGGCGAGCAAAAGAAAAATTATACAGAGTCATTCTTACAAATTTTCAAAGAGATGACTGGAGACTGGATCTCACCTATAGAGATCCGCCGCCAGATCCGGAAGAAGCCCAAAGCAGAATCAGGAAATTCCTAAGAAACCTGAAAAACCTATACAGAAAATTCCAAGAGGAATTGAAGTATATCTATGTAACTGAATATAAGGGTCACAGAATCCACCACCACCTTCTGATAAACGCATCAATGAAAATCCAGAGAAAAGATATCCGGGAAAAATGGCCATGGGGAGAACTGAACTACAGATCATTCCGGTACTTTGACGGAACACCGGAAGACTGCAAACGGTTAGCAGAGTACCTATGTAAAGAAACGGACGAAACAATAAGAGAACCTGGAGCCGTACAGAAGAAAAGATGGAACGCCAGCAGGAACTTAAAACGTCCCAAAGTGACAAAACATAAAATCTATTCCCGGCACTGGAAAGAGAATCCAAATCCGCTGAAAGGATACCGGATAGAAAAAGTGGAAAACGGGTACACACAAGAAGGATACCCGTACCAATATTACCGGATGACAAGGGAGGTGCAGCAGAAAAAGAAAACCGTTTTCAAATGGTGCAAAGTGAAAGGAGAAAAATATGGAAATCAAAAAAATAACCACGGAAGTAGGAATAGGGTACATTAGCGGAGCGGAAGAGAATCAGATAAGAAGTCTGGAGCCGGCAAGAAAAGAATTCTACGAAGCGTTTATTAAATTCTCCGAATCATTATCAGGATTGGGAGACGCAAACCTTTTAAAAAAGCATGTGGGTTTTGTGGCAAACAAAATAGTAATTGGTTACAAAGACGGAGAGAAAAAATCTTACACGGCATACGGATTCATAAAAGCAGAAGATTATCCGCTGAATGTTAAATTCACTACCGGCGGAATACCATACGGAATATTCAGGGAATTGGATGAATGCTTGGAAGTACTCATAGAAGAAGCGAAAAAATACATATCCGGCGATCGTGCGCAGGGAAATTTATTTGAGGAGGCAGAAAATGATAAATGATCCGATATTGAAAGAGAAGATAATGAGGAAAATAGAATTAGGTAAGATGTATATTATTCTGGGAGCGCTGGAGGAAAAAGCGCGGATGATAAGAAAAGGTTGTTATGACGATGACATGAAGGAACTGAGTGAAGCAAGAGAATTGGATTTTAAATCATTTAAAGATGGAGCAGAACAGTATACATTTGAAATATGCGATGAAGTAAGGAATCTCATCGAGCAAGAAATTGGAATGGAGGCATTGTAATGAATGAGCCGATAATAAGTCCGTGGGTGTTTTATTGGACCGAAACAATGAGCCAGATAAGAGATGTCGTAAATGTTGTAGTATTCATGATAGTAGTCATAAGCATAAGCTTTACTTTTATGTGCTTAATATGCAAAAAAGAAGACAGAGAAAAATATATTAGCGAAGAGACATTCGGAAGAGTTATAAAAGGACTGATTATTGTCGGAGTAATATCAATGGTCGGATATATTTTTATTCCGACGAAAGAAACAATGTATAAAATGCTTGCCGCAAGTTATATAACGCAGGAAAACATAGAAAACGTGGGGGAAAGTATAGATAAAATAGCAGATAAGTTGGTAGAGAAAATAAACCAGGTGAAAAAATGAAATGGACCATGGACAAGTGTACCGCGGTATTTAGTGCGATGACAGAAGAAGAACTGGAAATCATAGATCGAGTACATGAAAACGAAAACGAACTGTCAGAGATTCAACTTTTGAACAAAGTGAATCAGTGTCTTCTTTCCACAAAAAACAGAAAAGAAAACCTCATGGAAGCTGCCGTGTTGATTATAGAGGCGGCGAACAAGGAGGGAAAATGAAAAGTTATAAAGAAATAGACACGAAATTCTTCAATTTACACTTTACCTATCCAGGAAAAGACGGGAAATATAAACCTGAAGGACTGTTCTATTGTGCATATGAAGATGATTATGAAAACCGGCTTGTACATCTTGCAATAGACAACCACAGGGGAAATCTGCTTGTGTGCGAATGTATAGACAAAGAACAGGCAATAGAAAGGCTCATGTTTTGGGGGTGGAATAGGAAGAAATGAGGAGAATCACAAAAGTTAATCAGGAGTTTTTTAACGAGCATTTTACAGAACCGGACAAAGATGGAAAATATCGACCGATGGGGCTGTTTTACTATTGGGGTTATTCTCAATTTTGGAGTAAACCTACATATATTGTGATAAATAACCGTGATGGAAATCCGCAAGTTATGGAGTGTATAGACAGAAAAGAAGCTGAAAGTTGGCTGGAAGAATGGATGAATGAGGAGTAAAAAATGAATACAGTACAGATTACAGGGAACCTTGCGAAAGCTCCTGTGATCAGGGCAACAAAAACGGGGAAAGCCGTGGCGTCATTTTCCGTAGGCGTAAGTAAGAAAATTACAAAAGCGAACGGGGACACGTTAGATTTAACGGATTGGGTCAATGTAACCGCCTGGGGAAAACTTGCAGAAGCGGTAGGAAATGAACTCACAAAAGGAAGCTATGTCTTCATCGAAGGGCGATACTCTACAAGATCATATGACACGCCAGATGGACAAAGACGGTATGTAACAGAAGTGGTAGCAAATATGATTGCAAAACCAATCGGAAGTAATCAACAATCAATGAATGCAGGCTTTTCCGGCGGAACATCTGTAACGCAATTTTCCGCACCAGTGAAATTTGAAGAAATGGGGACAGTAAGCAAAGAATATGCCCCGCCTGAATACGAGCAGGGAGAAATCCCATTTTAAAGGAGGACGAAATGGATAGATTAATTGACGTAGCAAGTGTAGTGATTTTTATTAGCATGCTCATGTATGCCGCAATTAAACTCGACGAAGCGGCACGGAAAGTACATGACGCGGAAGAACAGATTTATAGAGAAAGGAAATTGAAATGAGAATAGAAATACAGAACGAAGAAATTATCAAGATTGTTTCCGGCGGAACATTATCAACAACTGAAATAAAATCTATTGTGAAACAGATTTTAGACAAGAATACTATGATCAAGAAAGAGAATGAACAGTTGAAAAAGAAAGTAGATAAATTGATAAAACAAGGAAAAAACATGACTTGCGTAGGTGAAACGCATTTAACACAAGGTGGGAGAGAATGAATTACATAAAAAAAGTAGCAGAACTCTTGGATGTAGAAGTAGGAGAACACTTCACAATTCATTTCAAGAAAGAAAAAAGACAGATAAAAAACTTCTACCTCAACGAAGAAAAAGGACTGATGATAAAAACAGGCGGAAGTGATGTAAAGGCAAACAGCAGCTTCATTGAAGGCATTCTCACTGGAGCACTGGAAATCAAAAGGACAAGGAAGAAATGAAAATACTTGATGCATGCTGCGGCGGAAAAATGTTCTGGTATGAAAAAGATCTGGATTTTGTTACATTCCAAGACGTCCGCGTGGGAGTAAAAGAATATTCCGGTGGAAGAAAAATAAGGATAGAACCGAACCATATTGGAAACGTCACGGATATGGACTTTGAAGATGAAACATTCGACCTTGTCATATTCGATCCGCCGCATATGATCCGCGCGGGAAAAACATCCTGGATAAATATAAAATACGGAAAGTTACCTGAGAACTGGGAAACATTCTTCAAAAATGCATTTTCGGAAATTTTCAGAGTATTAAAAGAAAACGGCATATTAATATTTAAGTGGAATGAAACACAACTCAAGTTTAACGATGTAATAAAGCATTCGCCGTATAAACCGATGCTTGGAGACCAGAGAGGACAAACGAGATGGACAGTATTTGTGAAAAACACAGCATTACATCACAACAAGGAAGAAATCTACTGTTAAAAAAGCTTTTATACGAAGAAGGATATAGATTCATAGTAAAGTACGAACTGTTGGGAGAGGTCTATTTATGTATAGATTTTCCACCACCAAAACAACCCTTTGTGGAAATAGAAGAATTAAAAGATTTGGATAATGTTTGTTTAGCAGAAAAAGATGGAGAATTATTTGTGGTGAAAGGGAAAAAACATGGATAAAAGAAAAAGAATAGTTAATCTGTTAATGGCATTTTCGACATGGAAAGTAGAAAAAGAATATTGCGATGAATGTGCAGAAGCGCTTAGGTATATAGAGAAAATTTTTGCCAGTCATGAAAGACTGTTACGCATTATAAGAAACAACACTATATGCGGTAATGGTGATGCATGGATGGAAATTAAAAATGCAGTTGAAGAAGCAGAAGAGTTAATTCGAAATTAAAAACCACAAGGAGAGGAGCAATGAAAACACTACAAGAAGAAATAATCGAACTGTTAAAAAATAAAATCGGAGTAGCGGATGGAGAAGAATTTTATGCAGAGGATGATTGTATTGGGTATGGTAAATGTAAGATTTTCGAAGGGAAATTGCTTATAAAAGGAGAAAATGGAGGTTGGGAAGAGACCAACTTATGGAAATTGTTTATAGAATACTTTGAAGATTATAAATTTGAGAGAATACAATATAAACCCCAAATGGGCGACTGGTATTCTTACGTAAATATAGACGGAATAATAGTCAAAAAGGTATTTATAGATGGTGTGATGACTGATTATTTAAATAGATACATCGGAAACTGCTTTAGAACCAATGAACATGCGGAAGCGCATAAAAGGGAAATTTTAGAAATGCTGGGGATAAAGCTGGTACAAAAGAATTCATTAGGAGAGAAAAATGACGATAAGACAATTCTTCTATAACCTGAAAGAAGTACAGCCGGTCAAAGTGGAATTGGCGGAAAATGAATATAGAAAACTCGAAGAACAGGTAAACGGAGCCTTACCGGCGGAGCATATTTCCGGCGGTTCAAATTCAATACAAACCGTTCCGCCAGTGCTTATCCAGTACGAAACAGCAAAAGAAAACTATGAACGGGAAAAAAAGAAATACGAAAAAATGATAAAGAAAGCAGAGGTGTACATAGAAGAATTGGAAAATCCGATGCGACACACAATCATGCGGCAGCGGTACTTGCTCAATTGGGCATGGCACACAATTGAAGTTACGAATAACTTCAATTGCTACCGGACGATGATGAGAATACACAAGTCTGCATTGGACGAATTAACAAAAAGGCATAAAGAGGTGAGTTTCTGATGTGTATAGGAAGGCAATTTCCATACGTGGAAGAGGGAACAGAGATAAAAGATGGGAAAGTAACAGAAAAAGATATAAAATGCGAATATTGTAAAAATCCTATAACGATAAATGTAATAAAGAAAAAGGGCGGAATTTACGTTGTAAAGTATAAATGTAATTCCTGCGGAACGGAAAAAGAATGCAGGTTTTCAAAAATATCATATGCATACGATGAAATGTTAAAAATGTACTGGAATAGTAAAAAAAGGTAAAATGTTTTGTATATTGAGAATTGAGATGGCAATTAACCGCCGTCTTTTTTATTGCATGGTATAAAGATAATTTATAATAAACATCTTGAAAATGTATTGACAAATCAAAGATGATATAGTAATATATAATCAAGAAAGGACAAGAAACCCTACAGATTATTTAAAACCACTAAGGAGGGAAACAAAATGAAATTTGAATTAAAGGAACGGCGGCAATTAAATCCGTACTATGATGTACGGAAACAAAATAATGGCGGTGGCTATGACCAGCCGCTGCTGGTGTACTCCAGCGGTGAGTACACGCTGGAAATTGCCGATGAAAACATTGGCGATTTTGGTGACGAATATTCCGTCACATTGTTAAAAAACAACATTCTTGTTGCAGAATACCATTTTTGCAACAGAGAAAATGATTGCAGAAATGGGGAGTGGACAACGTTCCACTCCGATGTGAAAGAAAATAAAGAGGCCGCAGAATTTGCGACTTCTTGCGGGTACCCGGTTAGTTTAGCATGAAAAGAGGAAAACAAAATGAAAATTGCAATTACGGACAGAAATAACGAAATTAAGGATCTCAATTATCGAAAAAACGGACTTGACATCACAGAAGACTTGGTAGGATTCGGCCCGATGCCGGCGTATAACGATAATGCCGATGCCTACGAAATGACGGAAGATGAGTATAACTGGTGGAAAAACCTCATTGCAATGCAGGAACGTTGCGATGAACTGGAAGAAGAAATCAGCGACCAGGACGCTATTGAAGAAATGAAAGAACAGTGTGGAAATACCGATCTTGAAGACAGCATAAGACAGTATAAATATCTGCTTGAGGAATATACTGAAAGCAAAAAGGGAGAATGAAAAATGGAAGTTACCAAGAAAATGATAAACAGGTTGCGGGCTACTGCTTATGAGGAATTAAGAAAAAATTACACAAAAGATGAGTGGGATGCTATCTTTGCGGGAAGTATAACGGTCGCGTACTTAGTACAGATGCGAGATCGAAAAAATAAAGTCTACAGAATTTTACAATATACGACGCAAATGAATACCGCAACGATGGAATCCTGCGGAATTAGTGCGGATGGGGAAATTGATATATTAGGGATAATAAATCGACAAACTAAAACATTGACTCCGGTGGATTCATGGAAGGAAAAAATATAATGACTACAAAAAAAGAAAATAAAGGTTGGGGCGGGCGCCGTAAGGGCGCAGGGGCAAAAAGAACCCTGCCTCCAGGCGCCCGGGTGCGGTCCGTCAAGATGACGGATGAAGAATTATTAAAAGTCAAAAAAGTTTTAAATGAGTTAAGGAGGAATAAAATGTTTAAATTGTATGGAATGAAAGACGTCAAAAAAGGAATTTTGTTCAATATCGAGGGGAGCCCGAACGGAGTGATCGCCGTCGCTACCGCATTGAAACCTGGGCTGAATGAAAGAGTAGAGATTATCAATGATAGGTATAGAACGAGGTGCAATGTTTATGTAAGCACCGAACCACCTGCAAATTCCCGGGTAAAAAAATCAATGATCGGTGAAACTGTTCTTATCGGCAGCGGCAACGATCTAAACGATTTGAAAGAAATAGAAACATACGGATTGGTTAGAATTAACATATATAAAACTTCCGAAAGGGTTTATGTCCATGTAGAAGAGTTGGATACAGGGGCGATTACGGTGACAGGAGAAGGTACAGACTGGGACATCGAAGAAAACAATGGACGTTTCAAGAATATCAATGACTATATCGATTGTTTTGTCCGGAATAAAGAAAATGTAAAATCTGTAAAAAGAATCTCTAACGATACGATAGAGATCGTGTGGTACGATGCGGAATTTAAGGGTTATATGATGTCAAAACATCAGTTTTGCGTGACGAAAGATTTAATCGGAACGGTCACGCTCGATATGGATGTTGTGAGAAAAAATGATGCAGATTGAATTATCATGAAATATCGCGAAATTATTTCAAATATAAAAAAGAAATAGATGTCACATAGCGTCACTGCATGTCACTTGCGGTCATGCGTGACAAAGTGATAAATTAAAATTGAATAAGTATGAAAAAACATCATGATACCGTCCGAAAGGGCGGTTTTGCATTTCCAGCGGCACTCACAATGAGTGCCTTTTTTGATGAAAGGAGGCTGCTGTGGCAAAAGGAAAATTTGAATACTGGCGAACAAAAGATGGACTTTTGCAGATAGCAGCCTGGGCAAGAAACGGACTCATAGATGAGCAGATAGCACATAACATGGGCATTCGCAGAAGCACACTTTCAGAATGGAAAAAGAGATTCTCGGACATAGCAGACGCCCTAAAAAAAAATAAAAACATAGTAGACATAGAAGTAGAAAACGCACTCTATAAAAGAGCCGTCGGCTATGAATACCAAGAAACAACCATAGAAATAGATGATGAAGGCAAGAAAAAAGTAAAAAAGACAACAAAACAGATGGCGCCGGAAACACTGGCAATCATCTTCTTCCTGAAAAATAGAAAACCCGAAGACTGGCGGGATAAAAGAGAAGTCGAAGTTAAGGGAGAAATCAGCATGACAAACGCTTTGAAAGCGGCACGGGAGCGCGTGATAAAAAATGAATGAAATCATTGAACTTGTCGAAGCCTTGGGCGACTACACGCACGATCCATTAAAATTTGTCTACTTTGCTTTCCCTTGGGGAGAACCGGGGCCGCTGGAAAAAATGAACGGTCCCGAAGAATGGCAAAAAGACATACTAAAAGACATAAGAGACGGCGTAAAAATAAAAGACAACGTAGTCAGAGAAGCCGTGGCATCAGGCCACGGGATAGGAAAGAGCACATTAGTCGCATGGCTTATCCTGTGGGCAATCTCAACACACGAAAACACCAGGGGAGTTGTCACCGCAAATACCGAAACACAGCTCCGAACCAAAACATGGCCGGAACTCATAAAATGGTACAACCTATTTATCGGGCGGCCTTTGTTCACAGCTACAGCCACTGCTATATTCGCAAACGAACCAAATAAAGAAAAGAACTGGCGCATAGACGCCATCCCGTGGAGTGATAACAACACCGAAGCCTTTGCAGGCTTGCATAACCAAGGGAATAGAATACTTTTACTCTTTGACGAAGCCTCTGCCATATCCAATCAGATATGGGAAGTAGCCGAAGGCGCTATGACAGATAAAGATACAGAAATCATATGGTGTGCATTTGGGAACCCAACAAGAAACACGGGTAGATTTTACGACTGCTTCCATAAATTCAGAAGTCTTTGGAATCAGAAACAAGTAGACTCAAGAAGCGTTTCATTCTCAAACAAAGGACTCATACGACAATGGATAAACACATGGGGAGAAGACAGCGACTTTGTAAGAATCAGAGTAAAAGGACAATTTCCAAATGCCAGTTCATTGCAGCTTATTTCCACAGAACTGGCGGAAAAAGCGCGGGGAAGAAACCTGAAACCGGAACAATTTAACTTTGCCCCGGTCATTATAGGGGTAGACCCCGCATGGATGGGAGATGACGCCACCGCCATATGGCTAAGACAAGGCTTAATGGCAAAACGTCTTAAGAAAATACAAAAAAACAACAACGATATAGCCGTAGCCAACTTGATAGCAAGATATCAAGACGAATACAAAGCCGATGCCGTCAATATAGACATGGGCTATGGCACAGGAATCTATTCGGCAGGGGAAACCATGGGACGGCATTGGAACCTAATCCCATTTAGCGGAGAATCTCCCGATATGGCATGTAAAAATATGCGGGCGTACATGTGGGACCAGATGAGAAAATGGCTTGCGAACGGCGGGGCATATCCCGATGATCAGCAGATGCAGGACGATCTCACAGGAGTAGAAATCAAACCGACAGAAGACGGGAAACTCCAGCTGCAGTCAAAAGAGTATATGAAACAGAAAGGCATTCCATCTCCTAACGATGCGGATGCCTTAGCTTTGACATTCGCCGTTCCGGTGATCAGGGCACCCAACAAGAAAAGAGTCAATACAAAATATCAATTATTTACTTAAAGGAGGTACTTAAATGTGTTCAGCATTATTCGGAGGAAAACAAAGCGTAAGCACTCCGGAAATTAAACAAGTAGCGCCGTCTGCAACCACAATCACCAATGCAGACATTGACGCCGGCGGAACCGCCGATACCGAAGCCGCTAAAAAAAGAAAACAGAAACAAGGATATGCGACAACAAGACTGGCGGACGTTGCACCGACCAATACAAAATCAACATTGGGGTAAAAAATGGAGAGACTATCAATAACAGCCGCTGCCCTGCCGGCGGATCAGCCGACAATCAGAGCGCCGGATAAACAAAGCGTTCTTCATCGTGTAAAAGCCATGCGGGAATATCGGAGGGAATATGAAGAACGCTGGAAAGATATAAGAGATCACCAGCTCCCTTTCATCGGGGAATTTGGAGACACCGCCGACGCGACAAACAAAGCCCGAAGAAAAGACCTCATGATCTCAAACGGTGTAGCATGGCTTGCTAATATCGCATTTGCCGCAGGAATGGAATCCGGACTCACACCGCCGTCAAGACAATGGTTTAAATTCGGCTTTTCAAACAGCAGCGCAAACGAAGACATGGAAGCCGCAAGCGTCCTCGATATCAGACAGGAAATCGTGGAGTACATGCTCCATCGATCCAACTTCTACAACTCCATCCATTCATGCTACATGGAAATTGCCCATGGGCAGGCACCATTGGGAGTATTCGCATCACCGGAAACAGGCGTGAGATTTCAGCAGTACACCATAGGGACCTACTACCTGGCAAGCGGAGCAAGCGGGAGAGTAGATACATTCTGCAGAGAATTCCAGATGACAGCAGACCAGCTCCTGGAACAATTTGGAGAAGAAAACCTGCCGCGTGCCGTCAAAGACGCCCTGCAGAACGAAGGCGGAAGATACAATAAATCATTTACTACCTATTGGCTTGTCATGCCGAACAGATACAGGACAGTCGGACAAACGGGAAGTAAAAATATGCCTTACACCTCGCTTTACTGGATAGATAAACAATCAGTAGACGAAGGGAAAGGCTTTTTATTTACCGGCGGTTTTGAAGAGTTCCCCGTCCCAACGGCAAGATACCAAACCATTGAGGGAAGCCCCTATGGAAAAGGACCAGGATGGTACGCCGAAGGCGATGCGAGAATGCTGCAGATTATGAAAAAAGACTTCCTGACGGCGGTAGAACTCATGGTAAAACCACCCATGAAAGGACCCGCAATTGTAGGAGATATCGGAGGCGTTGATCTAATCCCCGGCGGGTATACAAACCTAAACAGTACGGGAACCAATCCGACAGTGGAACCTCTTTTCCAGGTACCGGGAAATCCGGAATGGCTTGCCACAGAAATTCAACGGACAGAAGAAAGCATAAGAAGAACCTACAGCGCAGACCTCTTCCTTATGCTCGACTCCATCGACACTCCGCAGATGACAGCGCGGGAAGTTATGGAACGCCAGCAGGAAAAACTCCAGCAGCTGGGACCTGTGGTAGAACGCCTGCAGGATGAATTCCTTTCTCCGATTATCGAAAGAGTCTATAACATCGCCGAAAGAATGGGACTATTCCCGCCGCTGCCCGAAGAACTTGCCGAAAGAATGGCAGACCAAGACATAAAGATAGAATACATCTCCCCACTTGCACAGGCACAGAAAATGAGCGGCCTTGTCAATATCGAACAAGCCGTATCCTTCGCTGGACAAATGGCGCAGATCTATCCGGAAGCCCTGAAAGCCATCGATCCGATCGGTACCGTCAAGAGATATTTCGAACTCCTTGGCGCACCGGCGGTCATGCAAAGAAGCACGGAAGAAATCATGCAGATGATAGCAGCCGAACAAGAAGCCATGGAACAGCAGCAAGAACAACAGTACATGATGCAGCAGGCACAGGCTATGGCACCGGCGGCACAGGCGGCAAAGAACCTGACAGATGCTGCTAACGATGGAAACCCTGCATTGCAGAACCTCTTGGGGATAGGTGGTGGATAAATGAAAACCAATGTAACAGAGCACGATGTGCTCATCCGAAAATATATAGAAAAACAGAAAAGAGAAGAAGACGTAAAAGCCATCAGAACCGTTTTAAGAAGCAAAGCGGGGAGATGGTTTTTTATTCACATTCTTGAAATGACAGGCTACAAAGCCGAAACATTCACCGGAAATTCGCAGACATTCTACAACGAAGGCAGAAGGTCAATCGGAATCCAGATAGAAAAAGAGATGGTCGAACTCTTAGGAAAAGAAGGATTCGAACTAAGACAAAAAGCCGAAAAAGAATACATCGAGTTTCAGATAAAAGCCAAAGCATTATTAGAAAACAAGGAGGAATAACAAATGGAAGGCGTACAGAACCCGCAGGCACAGGCGAACAATAACACGGATCCGCAAAGCCCGCAGGCAGAACCACAGGTACAGAATCAAGAACCGGGAAGACTGGCACAACAGGCAGGCACAGAACCGCAGGCACAGAACCAGAAACCGGATCCGCAGAACCCGCAAGGCGCACCGGAAGCATACGATTTCACATCGGCATTGCCCGAAGGCGAAACCTTAGATGAAGCCATTTCACAGAAATTCGGTGAAATCTGTAAAGGAATGAACCTTACCAACGAACAGGCAAATCAGATGGCCGCATACGGTTTTGAGTACGGGAAAGGGCTTATCCAGCAGATGAACGACATGCGGGAAGCACAGTACGACAAGTGGCAGGAAGAAACCCGGAAAGAGCTTGGGGCAGACTTCGAGAAAACCATGAACGAGTACGGTGCAGGACTCCAGCACCTGGAAAAAACCTGTCCCGGAATCAGGAAACTCCTAAGCGAAACAGGAGTAGGAGACCGTATAGAAATCGTACGTGCCATTTCTGAACTGGGAAGACTTGTTTCCGAAGACGGCGGCGTAGGCGGCGGAAATGCAAAAGGCGGGAAAACACCCATGTATCCCAATACCAATTTTGATAACTATTAAGGAGGAATAACAAATGGCAGTAGCATTAACACTGAATGATTTAAGAAAAAGACAGGCACCGGACGGATCCATTGATGTGGTCATTGAAACACTCGTCCAGTCCAATCCAATTTTAGAAGACATTAGATGGGCAGAAGGAAACCTGCCCACAGGCAACCAGACCACGCAGCGGAACGGCTTGCCCGAAGTGCACCTGAGACAGATCAACCGAGGAGTGCCCGTAGGGAAATCCAGCACCAAACAGGTAACGGACACCTGCTGCCTGATGGAGTCCCGCTCCGAAGTGGACGTGGAACTCGTATCCCTCGCGCCGAATAAAGAAGCCTTCAGAACATCGGAAGACATGGCATTCGTAGAAGCCATGTCGGAGGCCGTGGCGCATCATATGTTCTACGGGAACTCTGCAAAGAACCTGGACGAATTTAACGGACTGGGAATCCGCTACAACAAATATGGCGGCAAAAAACACGATGCCTCTTACCAGGTCATTAACGCTGGGGGAACGGGTAAAAATAAACTTTCCTCTGCTTATCTCGTGGGCTGGGGAGACCGTGCCGTTACAGGCATTTATCCGAAATACGGCTACGCAGGCTTAAAACGTCAGGACTTGGGAGAGGTAGATGCAATTGATGCGGATGGAAATAAATACCGCGCCCTTTCCACGCTCTTTAAGTGGAAACCTGGACTGTCGGTTAAAGATCCGGAAATGGTCGCAGCAGTAAGGAATATTGATTTGGGAGCCGTGAACGCTGCAGCGGCTACTGTGGAACAGAAAAAAGCATTGGTAGACGCCATGATTCGTGCGCAGGTACGCATGAGGAACCTCAACACCGTCCATCCCGTATGGTACGTCTCACCGGAAATGTATGCATTCCTTGTGCTCTATTTTAATGACAAGAACAACGTTTACATTACGCGCCGTGAAGTCATGGATGGACCAGTAACCATTTACGTCAATGGCATTCTTGTCCGCAAAGAAGATGCACTTGTAGACACCGAAGATGCTATTACAGAAAATAAATAAGGAGGACTAAAAATGATTATTGATGCAGAAAACACCTTTTTCTATGAACAGGATTTGTCCAAAGGAACAAAATCTACAGTCGTAAATAACGGCGAAGGCGGAGACGCGTATAATCCGTTGTGGCTGAAAGTCATTGCGTTGAAACCGCTTTCTGCCGCGGCAACAATTACACTTAAGACCGCGGACAAAGAAGATATGACGGGAGCCGTCACGCTGACAACTCTCTCCCTCGCAAAAGACGAAGGGGCAGGTGCGGCAGTGAAAGTACCAGCGGGATGCAAGAAATTCCTGCAGATTGAAGTAGCAGGGGCCACAACAGGAACCATCCGCGCATTCCTCACGATGGATGTAGACCTCGTATGAGTGGCATCCACTTTGGACAAGCGGTAGGAGGGCGGAAATTAGAAGACCTTTCCGCCAATGAACTCCGCGCCAGATTAATCCGTGCAGGGAAAGATGTTCCCAAAGACATTAAAACCAAAAAAGAACTGGTAGAGCTGGTAAAGAAATACTGTTAAAGACAAAGAGGACGGCGCAAAAGCGTCTCCTCTTTTTCTATGTTTACTACTCTTAAAACTACTTAAAAAGTAGTAGATAGAGAAAAGGAGGATCTATGAACAGTACAGACATTTGTAACATGGCCCTTGCCTACATCGGACAGGGCAGAATAGCATCAATTGAAGAAGAATCGGAAGAAGCCGTCCAGTGCGGCATGTTCTATGACCATTTAAGAAGAAAACTTCTGTCTGAACACAGATGGGGATTTGCGGAAAGATATGTAAAACTCGCACTGCTGAATGAAGAAATTCCAGGCTGGAAGTACATCTATGCATATCCTGCAAAATGCCTTGTCATCCGCAAAATTTATGAAAAAGAAAGCGCAAGAGAAATAAACAAAGAAGACTACTTCATATCAACTGTTAACGACTCAACAAAAGTAATCTGCACGGACATTCAAAACGCTTATGCAAGCTACACCGCGGACGTGGAAAACGGAGAACTTTTTACAGACTACTTCATAGAAGCCCTGTCCCATTCGCTGGCGGCAAATATAGCCATCCCGTTATCCGGAAGTCCAAGCGCCGCCACATTACAATATCAATTGATGCAGCAGGCGCTTATCAACGCGAAACAAGAAAGCGCCGTACAGAACCATCATGAAACGACATATCCTCGTAAATATTTCAACATGAGAGGCTAACATGCAGAGAGAAACCATCTACCATATTCAATCATCCTTTGCAGCAGGGGAAATATCTCCAGAAGTCGCAAACAGAATAGACCTGGATAAATACGCCGCTGCGCTGCTTACGGCAGAGAATGCCTACATCCGTCCGTATGGATCCGTATATAAAAGAGGCGGAACCTTGTACTGTGGAATGACAAAAACTGAAAAAGTTATCCTAAAAGAATTTACCGCAACAGACGGATCATTCATGCTTGAAATGGGAGATCGGTATATACGAATTTGGAAAGGAAACAACTACACCGGAATAGAACTTGTCACACCTTTTACGGGAGATGAACTGAAAGAACTGAGAACATGCCAGTCTGCTGATGTGATGTTCATTGCATCGGGAAAACACCCAATACAAAAATTGTCCAGGTATAGTGACACCAACTGGACAATTGGGGACTATGAAATAAAAAAGCCCTACTTTGATATTTCCCTTTCAACAGAAATGGAAGGGAAAGTAGATACATCGTACAATTCTGCAGGAACATACACCTTCAATTGTAAAAAAGACGGCACATATACAGTAACAATAGCGGGCGGCGGTGGTGGCGGATCTGGCGGGAAAGACATAAAAATGTTTGGTCATAAGTACCTAAAAGGCGGTGACGGCGGCAGAGGTGCCATTGTAACGCAAAGAATAGATCTAAAAAAAGGTAACTCTTATACAGTAGTCATAGGAGCTGGCGGAACCGGCGGTAAAGGAACCGATGGCGAACCAGGAACAGATGGAACCCAGTCCTCTTTCAACGGAATTACCGCAGAAGGCGGAAAACATGGACACGAAGAAATAAACGGCGCAAACATGGGGAATGGCGGTGCTGGTGGAGTGGGCGGAACGGGAAGAGAAGATGGATCTCCCGGAAGTCCTGGATGGGTAAACATAAAACTGGAAGCCGAACTGTCAATAGTGCCATCGGGGAAAACAGGAACCATTAAACTATATGCAAGTAAAAACTATTTTTCAGAAAACATGATCGGCGCCTATATACAGATCAACCAGGAAGTAGACTCGCAGACTGTGACACAAAACGGCGGCGGAACATCGGGAGAAGTACTCTGTGGAAAATCATGGAAGATCATTACCCATGGTACATGGACAGGAACCGTGACCGTACAGAAAAGCACAAATAATGGTCCGTGGAAAGATTACAGGACCTATAAATCAAACGATGACTTCAATGCATCAGAATCCGGAACGGTAGAAGAGTATACAAGGTTAAGAATTGTATCTACGGCGGGGAATACAGACCTCACCGCACTACCATATACACACGTAGGAATGGTAAGCATCACCGGTTACATCTCTCCGTTGGAAGTCAATGCGGAAGTCATAGATCCCCTTGCAAATACAAACCCGGCGGATTACATCTGTTTAAACGCATGGAATGACCAATTTGGTTATCCATCGGCAATAGGTTTCTTCCAAGACAGATTATGTGTAGCCGCCACAAAAAAACAGCCGTATATGCTGTGGCTCTCAAGAAGTGGGGACTATAATAACTTCTCTATAGAAAAAACATCCGGAACCGTCACAGATGATTCGGCGGTAGCCTTGGCGTTTATTAATAGAAAACAACAGACCATAGAGCACCTTGTGCCGGAATCAGATTTAGTCATAATGACAGGCGGAAACGAATGGATACTTTCCGGCGGAACAGCGGTCACGCCAACAAAAGCAAACCCCAAAATGCAGACGTCCAGAGGGACGACCAATGTCATTCCTTTATCCATCGGCGGGCGGGTCATCTTCGTGCAGCACAGAGGAAAAACCGTGAGAGATATGCAGTATCGTTTTGAATCAGACTCCTACGATGGGGCAGATCTAACACTCTTGGCAAAACACATTACAAAAAACACAACCATAGAAGATATGGCCTACATGCAGGAACCGGACTCAAAACTGTACTTTGTCCTTTCAGACGGAACAATGGCTTGTCTTTCCTACATACAAGACCAAAAAGTATATGCCTGGTCAAGAATAAAAACAGAAGGAAAAGTCATGGCAGTCTGCAATGTGGAAAATCAAAACGAAGATAACGTGTACATCGCGGTAAAAAGGGGAAATCAAACATACATAGAAGAACTATGTAACAATAAGGAAACAGAAAATCCCAAAGACTATATCATGCTGGACGCTTCGGTGAAGATAACAGAAACCACGGCAAAAGGATCTGTCCCTCATTTGCCCAATACAAAAATAGGGGTCTTGGCGGATGGAAGGTACTATGAAAAAATCCAAACGGACGAAGGCGGCAATTTCACACTTCCGCAGGAGGCATCCTATATTATCGCAGGACTGCCCTATACAATGACGGTAGAACTTCCAAACCTGGAAATAAACACTAAAACAGGAACCATCCAAGGGCGGAAAAAGAAAGTCTCCGCCGTCACGCTGAGACTGAATCATTCCCTTGGCGGACGGGTGGGGATAGAAAAAACAAATACATTACCTATCAAATACGATGAATTTTCGGAACAAGATGTTGTTCTGTACAGCGGAGATAAACACATCACCATGCCGAACAGAGGATTTGAACTCACAGGGAGAACAGTCATCACATCAGATGAACCATACCCGTTTAACCTGTCGGCAGTCGTAAGAGAGGTAGAACTCGATGGATAACTACGGAAAAATCACCATAGAAAAAATAAAAGAACAAGATGTTCCTTGGTTGACAAAATACATCTTTAAAAACATGAGACCTATGGATAAAAAAGAAATCACCGCCCTTTGTGATCATGGAGAAGAAGCCGTGAGACAATCCATTATTTTATCCGATGAAGCCTATGTGGCCAAGAACGGAGAACCAGTCATGATATTTGGTTTTGTAAAAAAGTCCAATTGCATATGGGCATTAGGAACAGTCTTTGTAGACCTGTACCACAAAGAACTTGTGAAAATAGGACTGCAGTACATCAATGACTGTAAAGAAAAATATGGATACATGACAAACTGGATCCATGAAGACAATAAAAAAGCGCTCCGATACATTAAACATGCCGGGGCGCTTTTTACCGATACATGCAAAACCGAAAAAGGGGATATTTTTATAAGATTTGAAATAGGAGGGAAATGATGTGCAGTGTAATGGGAGCCATGATGGGACTCCAACTTATCAAGGGAATTAACCAAAACAGGCAAATAAAACAGCAAACCGCCGCGCAAGTATCAGCATATAACGCGCAGGCACAGGCGGCAGATCAGAACGCAAGAATGATGGATCGCCAAAGAGAACAAATTGCAGAAAACTACGCACAGCAGCAGGAAAAGTTGGACAGCAAAAGAAGACTCATTTTAGGACAGCAGGCGGCATCCGCAGGAGCCTCTGGATTAGATAGTACAGGAAGCGTCCTTGACGCCAACAGCGCCGCTATAAGTGAATACAGAAAAGACAGCATAAACCTTTTGGGCAACCAAAGAAATGACACCTTAGACGCATATATAAACCAAGTCAATTATGAAAACCAGGCATCCGCCGCAAGAGCCTCCGCGGCAAACGCAAAAGCACAGGGGAAGTCTCAAAGACTGGCAAACTTCATTTCAACTGCTGCGGGAATGTTTGGGACCTATAAACAATTCGCAGGAGCAAGCCTGCCGAAACCTGCAGGAATGAATATGAGAACAGGCTTTGATGGGAGCCTTACCGGCGGAAATCTGACCTATACCACTCCTGCTCCCATGTACACAAGAAATGCCATGAGTACAGGATTTACCACCAAAGTAGGGCTGACACAGACGAAAGACATCATAGGGCAAGGCATAGGAAAACACTATGATCCGTGGCGTTCCATCTGGAGGAAATAATGAAACTCACACAATACGACTCGACAATAAATAGAAACCTCTCAAATGCAAAAATAAATCCCGTTACTGATCCCAATGCCTATGGAGCGAACGTAACAGGTACAGAAGCTTTGGGAAACGCTTTGGGGCAGGTGATTGATGCAAGAACAAAAGCGTGGATGAAAGACCAAAATGACAGAGTCGTTGACGCGACAAACGAATACAACCGGCAAATTAATTCCCTTTTGTACGATGAAAAAAACGGATTAACAAACACCATGCAGGGGAAAAACGCAGAAGGACTCCAGGCAGCTTATCAGCAGAATGAAGAGCAGATTCGACAGCAGATTATGAGACAATACGGAATAAGTTCAGAGTATGCCAACAGAGCCTTCCGTAACCAGGTAGAAACGTCAATCACTTCTAACTTAGACAGCATAGATAAATTCCAAAGAAAAGAATTTCTCTCCTATGCAAGCAATCAGATGACAGAAATGAATGAAAACGCCATCAACTCGATTGTGAGAAGTCCGGACAGTTTCGAATCCGTCTATGGAAATATGGAAACAACATCAAGGGCCATCATGGCCGGAACAGGAATGGACGAAAAATCCATAGACATTAAACAAAGAGCTATCCTGGATCATACAGCGGAAACCGTTCTCTCCACATTAGCCGCGTCCAACGACTATGAACGGGGAAATAAACTCATCGGGCAATTAAGAGCAAGAGGTGGGAATGAAGTCATTTTAAAGAAATACGAAACATTATTTACCGGTAAAAAAGTAGCAAAGACCACAAAAGACAGCGCGGAAACATGGCTGGATAAACATCCGGAACTGATAGGAAAACCAAAAGAAGAAGTCTGGGACTTATATAGAAAAGAGAACCCGTTGTCTTTGGGAAAAGATGTAAAAGGCATTGCCACAGGAAATGAATCCTATGATAAATGGGATCCGTTTTTTAGAAAAGCCCAGGAAGAAACAGGACTTTCTGATGCACAGATAAGAAACCTGAAAGCCATGTGCATGCAGGAATCAACGTTTAACGAAGAAGCCTACCATGATGACAACGACGGCGATCCTACATTGGGACCGTTTCAATTTAAATCGGCAACAGGGAAGTCCGTAGGGCTGGATCCGGCAGACAGAAAAAATCCGGAAAAAAGCATTATCGCCGCGGCGAAACTATACAAAAAAGATCTGGAATACCACGGGGGCAGTGATGAACTGGCGATCCTGTCACATAATGGCGGCGCAGACGGAACAGAAGCGGCAAGGAGAAATAACTACCTGAATGACGTTTCGGCAAGATATGAAGAACTTTACGGAGCAGAGCTCGGAAGCCCTGTCATGTCGGACGAAGAGAAAGCTGCACTGGAAGAAACAGAAAGAAATGCATTCTTCTCTATTTTTGGAGAACGTGTCCAAGCGAAAAAAGCCAAAGAAGCGGAAACAATGAATGATATTCAGATACAATTGATGGACATGACAGAAAACGGAACATCCAATGAAGATATGTATGAATACCTGAAAGCAAAAGGAATAGAAAACCCCGAACTTATGAACAATGGGGCCTATCGTAGCTTGAGATTGAGTGCGTTAAAAGCTGTAAAAGGGGAAGATGCGTATGGCGGTTTTGGAACAAAAGAGAATCAAAATAAAGCATTTAAAGGAATGATGGAAAGAATTGGAGTGCTGATTTTAAAAAAAGAAGATTTAGATGAACGGATTAAAGAATATGCAGATAGGGGGCAGGCATTCTCTGCGGAACAATTGAATGAAATGGAACAAGAATTAAAGAGGGCGCAGGCAGGAGAAGGGAAGTATGCAATTAAAATAGACGAAAACAAAAATGATGTAATGGACATGACGGGGTTAGCAAAACCGGAAATTGAAAAATATTTTCCGGAAGCAAAAAAGATCGTTATGCAGAAAGCATTTGAATTTAAAAGTAAAAACGGAAGAGAACCCAATCAATTTGAAAGAAAAGGAATGTGGATAGAAGCCTACACACAGAAGAAAGTGGGACCGGATTATGGATTCTTTGGAATGAGTACACCGGAAGCCAGTAAGGCACAATTAATGGAACTTGGGATAAAGGACGTGTTCTATACGTATGATGATAAAGGGATAGATGCAGTAGACTACTACGGAAGACACCACTATATCCCCGCAGAAGACTGGGAGAAAGTTAAGAAGAACGAAGTGAACATAGAGGATTATTAAGGAGAAAACCATGAACGAGTATAATGCAGCACCTAATCAAGATCCTATTGAAGAGATGATGAAGGAAAGCAAAAATGAACATAAAGAAATGATAAAAAGAGATGTAGATGCGATTTCGGCTGGGATAAATCCTTTTGGTGTCAATGAAGATCTAAGAACAACCCCTACCATTGACGCCACCCCTCACCAGGAACCGAAAGGGATTTTAGAAAAAATTGGAGACGGAATCAGCGGGGCGGCGGAAAGCATTTCAGATGCCGCTTCCAATTGGGCAAATAACAGACTCCAAAATATGAGCATGGACATCTACAGCAACCTCTATGATCCTGATCCGGATAAGGAAAAACGTTTGGAACAGGCACATAAAATAGGGGATCCGTTGGGACTTCCCGCGCAAATGCTGGTAGATAGCAAAGAAGCCTATGAAATGGCACAGAACCAATACGCCTGGATGAAAACACAAGAAATCATGCAGGGGCGCCCTTTTTCTGCCAATGCATTAAAAGAACTCTATCCGGAACTGGCGGAAATAGCCATGAATGACCCTGTGTCGGCGTCACTTGCCTTAAAACAGGCAGACCAGATACTCCATGATAGAGGAGTCATCACAGGAGCCACAGCAGGAAAAATCAGCGGAGAACCATCATCTATAGGCGAAGCATTCAAAGCCTTTACCGATGCATGGGAGGCCGGACAAAACATGGACAAGATTTCTGAAATCGGTTATGCGGCCAGGAACGGAGATATTACCGATGAAGAAATGAATAGAAAAATAGAAGCCATTAATGCAAGAACCAAAGAATATGACGGCGATTCCACTATAGGGCTGATTGCAACCGAAACCGTAAAACAGTTTTCCATGATGGGGGCAGGAATGCTGAGAAGCCTCCCGGAAGGAGCGGCGGCAGGGTTAGCCATAACCTCTGTCTTGGGGGCGCCAGTCGTGGGAGGAATCATGGCCGCCACCATCTTTGCATCATCCCTTAGATCAAACATGGGAATGAACTACTACCGGCTGGTGAACAAGAAAAATGCGGATGGTACAAATATGTATTCCAAAAACGAAGTAAAAGGCATGGCAACCCGTGAAGCCGTACTGCAGGCAGGCGTTGAAACAGGACTGATGTCACTTGCCTATGGCGCACTGGGAAAAGTCATAGGGGAAAGTGCGGCTAAATCCGCCATCATGAATGCAGGCACAAGGAATAAACTTCTGTCCGCAAGCCGCGGGGCAATGAGGAAATACGCTTTGAAGGAGGCCGCAAAACAATATGCCAAAGGGACGGCGGCAGAAATTGCAGAAGAAGGCTGGCAGGATCTGATCTCTACCACTGATGAAAAAATGATGGGAAGAGATAAGAACATGACATGGAAAAATATGTGGAACAGCGCTTTTGACGCTATGGTGGAAGCCATTCCGGCGGCGGTAGGGATGGGCATGCCAGGAGCCGTCATTTCCGGCGGTGGTAATTATGCGGGATTGAAACGTTTGACAAAAGAAGACTGGCATGCCGCAAGAGAAGCATTCTACCGTGAGAATGAAAAAGAAATGACACAAACCGTCATTAAAGAAAGAGAACAAAACAAAGTATTCAAGATAGATCCGGAGGTCTATGCACAAAAGACACAGGCACAGCTCGATAAAGAAGGGATGGGAACTATATACATTGATGCTGCCGGTGCTGCCGAAACAGAAGAAGGAAGAACAGCATTGACGCAGCTCGTGACGGGCGGAATCGCCACAGCAGAGCAAGTGGACGATGCAGTAAAAGAAGGAACACAGCTGGAACTGAAAGCCGGTATCTACATGCAGAAAATTTCCGAAGAATCTGCAGAGACACTTTCGAATCATGCCGCTTTCGATAAAGACGGGCAGACACTCCATGATATTGAAGAAGCAAGAAAACATATAGAAAAAACAAGACAGATATTCAACGCAACAAAAGAAGCAAGAGAAGCAGAAGTGGCAAAAACAATCCTTGATCGTGACTTCACTGATCCGGAACAGAAAAACGCCATGGAAAAAATCTTTGCAGAAGGCATGGATGACATAAAAGAAAACTATAAAAAAGTAAAAGCAGAAGCACTGAAAACCTATGAAGAACTCATCAATTACAAATATTACGCGGACTATGAACCGCAAGGAGTAGAAAAAGTTCCCGTGTATGAATGGTCCAGAGACTATGAACATGGAGGAGTCATCACAAGCGGGTATATAGGCGGATCCTACATCCGAACGACAAATAATGACAGGTGGTATGCAAACGCTTGGAAGAAATACGGAAGAAAACCGAACAGAAGAGAACTCTATGACATAGCCGAACAAGAAGCCATCAATGAAATAGACAGCACATCAGCCTTTTCAGAAGAAGAAAAACAGGGATATATCAATTCCATCCAAGCGGCAAGAAAAGAAGTAGAAACCATTGAATCCCTGGAAGACTATGTAAAAGAACTGGACACAAGAGACATTGCCGCAAGGACACTTTTGTCGCAAAAAGCTTATGACGATGTGTACGCTCCCACGCTGGAACAACTGAAAAAAGCTCCTGCCAAAGCAGCAGAAGCGGCAGAAGAAAGCGCTTTTGTGTACGCAAGACTGGTAGATAACTTCTCCAAGATCTATAACCTGCCGATTGAAAACATTGTAGCGTCAATCCAAAACGGCGGGGAAAAGAAAGGATTACGTCAAAACGTCATCTCTGCAGAAGAAAAGCTGGAAGAAGATACTAAAAAATTTTCGGAGAAAATAGATCTATTCATGGAGAATAAGCTCAAAGGCGGTAATGTGAAAGTTATGACAACACCGTTAGTGATGAAACTGGCAGGAGCAGAAATTCTTCCGATATATGTTCATCAAAATGTGCTTTCAAAGATACTTAAGCATACAGAAGATAAGACGGGGAAACATGGACATGCAGATGAAATGACACCAGAACTCATGAAACAACTACCGAGTGCTATTGCAGATCCGATGGCAATTGTTGAAAACGAAGGGAAACCAGTAGTTGTCACTACGTTAGTAGATAGAAATGGAGATACTATTATTATTCCATTCACATTGAATAAAAAAGTAGGAGCAAGAATATATTATGATGCAAATATTATAGAATCTGTTTATGGTAAAAGAGATAGCGTATGGATAAAATCCAGACTTCTGACAAGTGCGAAATATATAAATAAAAAAAGAACTAATGACTGGTTGCAATCTGCCGGGCTCCAATCGCCCATAGAGGCAACCATTTCATTCAGTTCTAACCAAAATATACCAAACGAAAGTGATCTTGTCAAATTAAAGGAACAGAATCAAGAATACTATCAAACGATAAACAAAGACGCGGATATATTCTTCCATGGCGCGGTGGATCCTGTAGAAGGTGACGTGATAAAAGAAGGATATTTTCATGGAATGTTTTATAGCAGCAGTAGAAATTCTGCACTTGGACACGGAGACAGAATATATATTTCAGAAGTAAATGAAGACGATGTTATAAGTGCCAAAAGTTTAGCGTATGAAGATGGAGTATACGAAATATTTGAAAAGAAATATGGAGATGATGCTGAATTAATATATGACTTAACAACAGAATCAAGAAACGTTTGGAATTTAAACGAAGAAGAAAAACAAAAAGTATATGAACTGTTGGGGTGCACGGACGAAGCGGATGCGGATTTCATGATACAAAAAGAGGCCGCGCTTGTTGCTGATGAATTGGGATATAAGGCGGTAGCTGTGGAAGATGAACACGGGACGAGTTACATTATTCTGCCGGGAAATAAAGTGTATGAAGAAAGCGTCTACGAAAAACTGAATCCGGATTATAATTACAGGGTTTATCACCAGAAGGCCTATCATGGAAGCCCCTATACCTTTGACCATTTTGATTTAGGAGCCATTGGGACAGGAGAAGGAGCACAGGGACACGGATGGGGATTGTATTTTGCACAGGATAAGCAGATTGCTAAATCTTACAAAGACACTTTGAGTCACCATATGTATGGGGATAACGATTTGATGTTTAATGAAGAAGCATTGAATAAACTATATAGTACACTTTCTGACAAAGCTCATACCGAAGCTGATTATGATAAATTGTCTGTGATAGAAAACATCCTGATAACGCATACAGAGGATGATGTGCTCAATAATTCTGATGAGATGTTTGATGCGGAAGCCGTAAAGTGGTGGAAAAATCAAAGAGAGATATATTTGAATAAAGAATATAAAGAAAGTTCACTCTTTGAAGTAGATATTCCGGAAGATGATGTACTGTTGGACGAGAAAAGAAATATTAATGAACAGCCGAAGAAAGTACAGCAGGCTGTGCGCAAAATGTATCGTTCTTTAGGATATAAGACATCAGCATTGAAATATGTGACCGGAAAAGAATTTTATGATACGGTAGCCGCAGAAAAAGGAGGGCAGAAAGAAGCAAGTGAATTTATCAATGAACATGGAATAAAAGGAATAACTTATGACGGGGGAAATGACGGGAAATGTTTCGTTGTCTTTGATGATAAAGCTATCCAGATCATTAACCGCTACAACCAGGAGCACAAAGGAGCCTACGCAGGAGCCTATGACGCAGACCAGAACATTCTTCATATTTTTGAAGCGGCCAATCAGTCCACAGTCATTCATGAAAGCGCCCATTGGTGGCTGTCCATGCTGAACAACATTGCAGCTGATCCGGGACTGAAAGAACTTGCCAAAGAAGATAAAGTGCTGGAGGCCACGTTGCAGAAAGCACAGAAAGACAGAGACGCCATCCGTGCGTGGGCAGCCTACTATCCAGGCGTCATGAAAGAATACAAAGGTACATTGATCGAAAAAGAATTTAAAGAATACGAAGCCGCCATCAAGAAAGATCCGGAAAACAAAGAACTGCAGGAACGCTTTATCCAAGAGCGTTTTGCCAGAGGATTTGAAAGATACCTTTTGACAGGGAAAGCACCCACCAAAGAACTGCAGGGGACTTTCCGGCGGTTCAAAAAATGGCTGATCAATCTCTATAAAACGACAAAAGAAATCATAAAGAATCCGGAAAACTACTTGGGTTTAAAAGATCCGTCCGATGAAGTAAAAGAAATCTTTGACCACATGATGGCATCAGAAGAAGAAATAGAAGCCTGGGCAGAAGAAAAAAGATGGAATCTCCTCTATGATGACAGCCTTGACTATACGCAGACCGAAAAAGAAAACATAAAAAAATGGGAAGAAAACATCAAAGAACTTGCCAAAGAAAACGCCGTTAAATACTTCATGGAAAAACTCCACGGACAAGCCATGGTGGACTTTGAAGAAAACATCCTTCCCCAAAAAGTAGAAACATTTGAAAGAAAACTGGGGAGCCAAAGAATATATGGACTGGAAATGCTGAAAAAAGGAAACGTCTTCCCGACAAAGAAAGAATGGATAAGGGCACTTAAAGAAGAAGGATTTACCGAAGAATCATACAAAGACGCCGTACAAGAAGCAGGCGGCACCATGGAAGAACAAGTAGAGAAATACAAGAAAAAACAAAGAGAAGAATTTATAGAAAACATCTCCGGAAAAGATCATTTCAGAATAGAAGCAGAAAAAGTCCTTGAATCTCCCGAAGGAAAAGTGAAACTGGCGGAAATCGAACAAAACGCCATGAAAAGGAAATTGAGACAATATGCAAGAATCGCCACGGCTTCATTAATAGAATTGGACAGATTAGATCCGAACATGGAAGGAAAGATAAGTAAAAAGATCCTGTATGACATCAAAAAGAGAAACGGACTCCTAAGTGAAGAAGAAAAACTCAAAGAAGAAAAAGCTGAACAAAGAAAAGCAAAACAAGCCACCATAGAAGAAATTAACGAACTCAAGATAAAACTGCGGAACACAGTAGACGGATTAAGAACATCACAAGACAGTATGCTTATCTCGCCATATGAACTCAAAGCCCAGGCAAGGGCTTTTCTTTATGGGAAAGAAATCTACAAAGCAACTAACTATAGATGGTGGGCAAGGAAAGCCGCCAGTGAAGGAGAAAAAGCCGCATATTTCCTAAAAAGAGGAAGATGGGAAGAAGCTGCCAGAGCAAAAGGAAGGCAGTCCCGTTTTGCCATGAACGCCCAAGTGGCCCATGAATACGATGACCACGTCAAGCATACACTCCATGGAAATCCCAAAGCATCCACAAATACACTGGATAAAGACGGCATGGAGAAGTACGGACTTGTAGGACTCATAAACAGGGCAAGTAAAGCTACGAACAATATAAGAATGCCTGGGAACATAAGATACTTCATCAATCACTTAGCCTACCAATTAGGATTAATCACCACAGATGGAAGGGCGCCGTTGGGCATGGATGGGGAACCGGCGCCGTTTGATTGGGCAAACCTCAACAACGAACTGGATCCCACCGCCGCCATGGAAGGAGACAAGCCAGGAGACGCTGTACCGCAGTGGATAAAGAAAATCTTTGACGATAACAATCAGACCAACTTGAGAGAACTGACAGTCATAGATTTTGATGAACTTGTCGAAGTATTCAAAAAAATATACAAAACAGGAAGGAGAGAATACGAAGGCAACACCTTTGTTAATGAAAAAGGAGAAAGCCTTTCCTTTGAAGAAGCCGAAGACATAATAATGGCGGAAATCAAAGCAGAAAAAGAAAATCCGCTTTATAAAAAACTGGCAGAGAAAAAGTGGAAAAAGACCAAAAAAGAAATAGGGAAATGGGTAGCGGATCTGGCACTCCCGGAAATCATCATAGAACGCATGGGACCAAAAACCTATGACCTGATTTATAAGATGATGGATAAAGCCTTTGCTAAAAAAAGACTCCTGAAAGAACAGGCGGAACTTGAACTGAAAAAAGTCATGAACATCTATGACAGAGAAACATTCAGAAAAATACGCAATGACAAAATCTATGAGATTAACAAAGTTGACCACAAGCCCGTCATGGTGACAAAAGAAACACTCCTCACCATGGCGTTGAACTGGGGAACAGACTCGAATAGAGAAAGAGTGGTGGAAACCTATGGACTGGATCATAGAAACATAGAAAAAATCCTTTTTAAATATTTAAATGATAAAGACTGGGACTTTGTGGAAGCTGTTTGGAAACACATCAATTCGTATTGGCCAGAAAGAAACATTGTACAAAACAATCTGTACGGAATCCCCTTGGGGAAAGTGCCGGGGAGGAAAATTATTTTACCGGACGGAAGAAAGATCAGTGGCATGTACTACCCAATTAAATATGATGCAGAGCTCACAAGCAAAACCAAAGACAGAGAAATTAACGACATCATAAGAAAAGACATGCTCGGAAGAACCACGTTCAATATCGGGATGGGTTCTACGAAAAGCCGCGCGCAAAGTTCCGGCGGACAGTATCTTAGACAAGACCTTGACGTCTATCTTGACTACATCAATGAATCTATTAACCACATCGCCATGCGTGAAACCACAGCGGACATTTATAAACTCCTATCCAGAAAAGACCTGGCGGAAGCTATTTCACAGAAATACGGAGTCGATGCACACAGAAGATTGCAGAGGTGGGCGTCCGACTGCTGGCATGATCCCGTAGATAAATTGACAGCATGGGAACAACGTCTGAACAGACTGCGGCACAACTTCACCATGGCCACCATGGCATACAGGACATCCACAGCGTTGTTGAACTTTGCAAACCTGCCGTTGGTTATGGAAAAAATGGGAGCCTTAAACATGGCAAGAGGGCTCTCTACGATTTACCTTGGCGGTGTGAAAAACTACCGCCAGCAGAGAGACTTCATCATGAGTAAATCAACGTTCATGAGAGACCGTGCCACAAACATGGATAGAGACCTTGCCCGCGGACTTAAACTCAAAGAAGACCAAGACGTTTCAAAATTAACATCGAAAGCGCATGCTGTGAAAGAAGAAGTAGACCGCTTCGCTTATTCACTCATTTCAGAAACGGACTTTATGCTTTCTCTTCCGGAGTGGATCCAGACCTATAACAATACCATCGCACAGCTGCAAATAGAAAAACCATTTATGACAGTAGCAGAAATAGACGAAGAAGCAGTAAGACTTGCTGACAAAATGGTAAGAGAAACCTTCGGATCGGGAGAAATGAAAGACCGTCCGGAGGTGGTCAAGAGTAGATTGCTTTCGCAACTTCTTCCGTTTTACAGCTTTACATCATTAGTAATGAACCAATTCATCCGAGGGGGATATGACATTGTAGACGGAAGAGGACCGATGAAACTCATGCGGGCAATGCTATTTTGGTACATCCTTGGATCCGTATTTGAAGGTGCCCTTCGTTCATTGGTGGATAGTGCAACGGGAAATGATAAATACTCCTTCTTGCAGAGACAGGGATATTCCTTTGCGTCAAACGGACCCATCGGCGGTATACCGGTCGCAAGAGAAGTAATCCCCGGTCTCTACTCACTATTCGCGGGAATGTACAGTGACGGAGGAAAAATGAGCGTCACCGGACTAAACATCTTTGAAGATGTCTTCCAAACCGCCATGGCAATAAAATCTGACAAAAAAGACTGGATAGATGTAGGACAGGCGGGAACAAAAGTATTCAATAAAGTAACAGGACTTTCCGATACATTAACCGATGCACTGTGGGCAATTGCGCGTCTCACCACAACAGACACAGACGCCACAGCCTGGGAAGCCCTGTTCTCCATCATATTTGATAGAAGAATAAAGAAGAAAGGAGAAAAGAAGTGATAAATAATAGCGAAAACAGAATCGCATATAAAGGGGACGGCACTGCAGAAGAATTCGCCATCCCTTTTAAAGTCTTGGAAAAAACGGACATCATAGTAGTTATTGCGGATGAAGATAAAAATGAAACAATCCTGAAAAAAGACTACTTTGTAGACTTGGATAAAATGACAGTAAAATATCCAGGGTATCCGCCAGGAGAAGAACCGGCGGAAAATGAACGTCCGCCAAAATTGCAAGAAGGATGGCAGTTAATCATAAAAAGAGAGGTACCTGTCACACAAGAAATAACCTTGGGAAATAAATGGCCGTTCACCGTTATAGAAAAAGCCTTGGATAAAATCACAATGATCCTGCAGGATTTATTGGGAGTAAACAAAAGACAGATCACACTCCCGGATGCGGCAGACATGAAAGACTTCTCAGCAATACTTCCTTATCCGCAGGAAGGAGAGGCGCTTGTATGGGGGAAAGGAAGATTAGAAAATTCCAATTTCTCAAAAGTGATAAAAGGGGCTGTAGAAAAATCATTGACGAGAGCGGAAGCTGCTGTGGTCGTATCAGAAGAAAATGCATCAAAAGCGAAAGAGCAGGCGGGAAAAGCGGAAGTGAGCGCAGGTGAAGCGGAAGAGAGTGCTGCTGTTGCGGCACAAAATGCCGCGGCTGCCACACAAGGGGCGATGGATGCAAGAGACAGCGCAGCCAGTGCAAGTGTAAGTGAACAGAGTGCGGCGGAGTATAAGAACGAAGTCCAGGCTGCATTAGCGTCTATTTCAGAACAAGTCAATGCCTGGGATAAAAATAAAACATACTCATTCCCGCAAACCATAGCTTATATAGATGGAAACACATATAGATGTGTCGGGAAAAACGTCAAAGGAGAAATACCGGATAAATCAAATAACTGGGTATGCTTGACAAATTACAAAGATGACTTTTTTGAATTAGATGAAGACGGAAACCTGATTCCGGCGATCAATCCGTTACATTCGGCTTTATGGGAATTGGACGGAGTGGGGGATATTATACCGAAAGGAGCATGAAAATGAGTACAAGAAATATGGCGCCAAGAGCAAACGAAGAAGGAGAAATCGGAGTCGTAGGGAAAGTATGGAAGGCTTTAAGGGCAAAAATCATAGAAGCAACAAGTAAGATGACAGCGCCCACAGTGGAAGCAACAAGTAAGATGACAGCGCCCACAGTGGAAGCAGGTGACAAAAGTAAAAATGTGGCCACTACAGAATTCGTGAAAAACCGTGAAAACATGGTAGTAAGTCCGTTTCTTCTTCAAAGAAACACAGCTTATAAAATAGGTGATATGGTAAAAGTTCCCAAATTGGGAGAACAGTACGTACTCGAGTGCACGCAGGCGGGAACCACCGGCAATACCGAACCCGATTTGTCAACTGTATCTGGGGGAGTAAATGATGGAACGGTAAAATGGACAGTAAAAACCGTAACCGCAAAAGAGTATATAGATGAAAAAATAAGAGATTGCGAACCGAAGCAAAAAATAGAAAATATCAACATCACCATAATTGATCATCAAACATTGTCCCGAATAGAATGTATGAAAATCGGGAAAGTTGTCATGATGATTATGAAAATAGAAAAAGCTACTGATGGCAGAATATACACAATCGCAGCAGGTGTTCCTAACATGCTTTTACCCCATACATTTTCGGTGGTAAGTTTAAAAGGAAATGTAATCAGACTTGGAATTAAGGATAAAAACCTCAATATTCACTATTCTAATAATTATACATCGACTTCCGGGGATGAATGCGAAGCTATCATAACTTATTTGACGTCAGATTGAAAGGAGAATAAAAATGCAGGAAATAACAGATGGAAGCGCAAAATTCAGATTAGTAGACAAAAGAATGAAAGCAATGATTGATATGCTTTATCCAGTTTGGAAGCGTATCAAATAAGGAGGTGCACAATGGAAAGAAATGACGGAGAAAAAATAACAATGCAATTTGTAGAACGGATGGCAAAACTGGAAGAGAAACTTGACATGCTCGTTAGAATGCTCCCTGAAATTACTGCATTGCAAATTGCGCAAGCAAGGTCTGAACAAACCGCGGCATCGGCTCACAATAGAATTGACAACATCTATAAAGTAGCCGGCTTGATCTCGACTATAATTTCGGTGGTTATTGCATTAATCGGAAGGGCGGTGTGATATGTTAAAAAAATTAAAATCACTCTGGAGAAAAGCGAAAAGCTACTTCCGGAAGCTGAATGCCCCGCTGCTATACTGGGCAATACTCTATGCGGTAATTTGTATTTTCTGCATTTTTCTCTATATTCTGATGACCGTTGCTGACTGGCTGATCACAGGAAAAGGAAATGAGCCGGAACTAAGACTGTTCATCACCATGCTACTGTCTGCAGGAGCGGTTGGCGGTATAGTCGGAATCGGTAAAATGTTCGTTGATAAAAACAACAATAAAATACCTGATGTATTCGAAAAGGACGATGGGAAACCACCGTTCTTTTTCGTGAAAGGAGAAAAAAGTGACGAAAGAAGAACTGGCAAGGGCGATAGCGAAAGGGATAATTGAGACAGGAATTGAAGGAGACTATGGTTCTGTCTCATGCTCCACCGCTGGCGATTACCCATCAATCGGAGTAAGTCAATGGGAAGGGGAAAGGGCAAATCGTCTATTGGAAAACATTTCCGGCGGAGCGCATTATGCTTACCGCAGTTACTTTGATTTAAGATATTCCGACGATCTCTGGGCGCTGAAAGAACTCTTAATGAGTGACGAAGGACAGCAAGCACAGCTCGATATGCTTGCCGAAGACTGTGAAGACTATGTAGAAACATTATGGGAGGTACCGGATCTTGATGACACACGCTGCACTATATATTCCGGTATGTGGTGCCCGACATCTGAAACTGTCGTAAGAAACTTCTTGATGCGCCGGCAAAACAGAGGCTATGACTTGCGGGATATCAATGTAATCTATGAACTTTTCAGAGAACAGTATGCCTACGCGGCATGCTGTGAAGAATACGCAGAGGGTTACGCAAGTAGAGCTGACGCAACGTATGAATATGTAATAAAACTGGAGGTATAAATGTGGAAAATGTTATCAAAACACATTACAAAAGTATTATTTTGTGCATTTTTGTTATTTTCTCCATCGTTTTCATTGCAAGCCGAGGAGACTACGGAATACATCACAATGACAGTCCAAGAATGGAACGACTTCAAAACGGACTGGACAGAGCAGATGACAGAATTAGCGATGCTGAAACAGAACTTGAGCATGTTGACGCTGAACTCGAACGAGCAACGGGAACAAGCCGAGAGGTTACTCAAGAAATGCAACAGCTTAGAAATGGAATTGGGCAGAATCAAGATATCATTAAACAGTGCGAAGATCTCATTGGCAGAAGCGAAGAAAGAAATCAACGAGTGCAAGAAAGAATTAGAATTGTTGAAGAAAGAAATCGACGAGTTGAAGCACAAATTGAGACTGGCAAAAAGACAACGTGACGCATGGGCAATAGGAACACCATTGGCATTTATAGCAGGATTCCTTGTTGCGAGAAATTAGTTTTATTACTACTCAAGGAGGATTATATGAGATGGTTTTTATATGGGCCGTTACAGTTAATCATTATGATAATCTGCTATATTACCAATCCGGTTATAGTGATGTTTGCCGATGAAAACGGTGAATTGCACGGATTTTTAAGGAAGTGGCAGACATTTGATGATTCTTGTGACAGCGAAGATTGTGTGACAAAGTATGTTCCAGACTGGATGCGGTATGATTTCTATAAATACTACCGGACAGAAAAGCGATATGATCCAGACTACGGACGAATAATAAAACGGTCAATCAACATTGCACCGTTGCCGCTAGTTGACAGATTTAAGCGGTATTGCTGCCGCTTGTTCTGGCTGTCAAGAAATTGTGCTTATGGTTTTGCGGTAGACTGGTTCGGTGCGACAATTAATCCGAAAGATGTAGTTGTTGTTGATGATTACTGCTTCGGAGAATTTGAACGGCGCATAAGAATAACTAAAGATTTAAAATATTGGAAAATCTATAATTCTATGCGGATTTTGAATACAGGTTATAGATGGAAAATCTATTTAGGATGGAAAATCCATGATGTAGAAAATACACATCGCGCAATGATGGCATTCAGAATATGGTTCTGTAAGATAAGCTGA